TATATTTTTTAAAGTTATCAAAGCCTTGTAACTTTTTGTTATACACATCAAGCACATCGTTAAAGTCCATCTGCTTGTGGACTTCCTCATCACTGCCACGCCATGTATCTACATCTGTTAAAGTTGAGTCAGGGTGGCTCAAGATTTCTTCTAGCATCCACTTACTAGCATCGCCTGTGTATGCGCCTATTTGTAAAAAATGAACTGGCTTGCCTTTGAACTGAGCCAGATGGCGGGAAAAATTATGTTGCGCGGTGTCTTTAAACCAATTAGGATATTCCATTAGCCACCTGTCTTGTAGAAACCCGGTCCTTTAAACTGTATGCCGGGAGAATAATACACACGGCTCATGATAATTCCACAATTAGTACAACTTGGATTAGAAGCCTCTGCGTGTATGCTACGCTCTACCTCTAAGCGGTTGTAACAAAACTCGCATTGATACTCGTATTTACCCATACTTATCCCTTGCTCTGCACGAACAGGAGTGTAGTCGCTGTTTAAATATCCCTCAACTCGGATGGTTCTTCGGCGTGTCGCTGAATAGAGGAGAGATTGCACAGTTACAATTACACCCATGTCGTTAGAAAATAAAACAGGAAAATCTTATGTAAGCCACAGCGCCATGACCACATGGCTCAACTGCGGATGGAACTTCTACCTCACCCGGGTACAAAGCGTGCCTGAGAGCCCATCCTACTGGCTTGTAGGGGGTAAATCCCTCCACACAGCCACCGAAATATACGATGCCCTCCCCTCCCTTGATGCACCCTTTGACCCCACTGCTGTCTTTACTGCTGAGTGGAACAAGAACTACAAAGAGTCAGACAAATGGGATGCCCTTTAGGGCAGGGGGAAGGGCTACCAAAGCCTACCCAAACAAGGAAGATGCCCAGTGGTGGTTAGACCACGGGCCTAAAATGGTTGACTTCTGGATGCAGTTTCGCCAAGACAGTGGGTACACCTTGTACACCACACCAGATGGCAGGCCAGCAATTGAAACTGAACTACTGATGGACATGGGCGATGTTCAGATGCGCGGGTTTCTTGACCGCCTGATGGTATCTCCCGATGGAGAGTTAACTGTTATTGACATCAAGACCAGTAGCCAAGAGCCCAAGACCAATACTCAGTTGGGAACCTACGCAACCCTCGTAGAAAAGGCATTTGGTGTACGCCCGACAAAAGGGGCATATTGGATGGCACGGACAGGGGAACTGACCACGCCTATAGATTTATCACACTACACAGAGTCGCGCTTAACATCACAAGTCAAGTCGTTTAAACTAGCGATTGAGAATAATATCTTTATTCCTAATCCCGGTTTCTTGTGTGGCACCTGCTCTGTCAATCAGTCATGCTATGCTGTTAATGGTTCACAATCACACCTATACCCAGAAATAAACTAAGGAGAAAATAATGGAACCGCTTTACCAAATCAATGTAAAGACACCTAGAGGTTCTTTGCTTAAACATCCGTGCATCTTCCGATATGGAACTAGACCAAGCCCTTGATGGTTTGTCTATACGCATCAATGCAATCGCAGACCTTGAACAATCTATTGAGGCTATCTGTGCGCTCGCCGATGCAGGTTTGAAGCCGACAGTTATCTCAACACAACCATCAGCACCAGTTGCTGTTGCGCCAATCACTGCTGCCCCAGTTGCTCCTGCTGCTGGCGGGGTTGGTTGTGATTGTGGTATCCCAATGCGACTTGTGCCTGCTGGTATCAGCAAGGCTGGCAAGCCATACAAGGCTTTCTATGCGTGCGCTAAGCCTAGAGAACAAGCGTGCCAGAAGAAGGTCAGCGCTTAACTTATGCGTTTACTCTCTCGCGCTATAAAGACTGCTTCGCAAGGGGGTGCCACACTTCCTATGGTTTGGCGCTCTCTTGCAGACCAGCAGATTGCGTTTAGACACGGAGAGTTAAGCATGATTGCTGGACCACCGGGCGCTGGTAAATCAACCTTTGCTTTATCGCTGGCGGTACATAGCAAGGTGCCAACTCTTTACATCTCTGCAGATACACACTCACACACAATGAGTTTGCGTTTGCTTGCGATGCTCACTGGTAAATCACAGGCAGAGGTTGAGCCTTTGATGGAAAACGACAGGGAGTGGGCTGCACAAATGTTGAAGCCTGCTGACCATGTTATGTGGGAGTTTGATTCTGCTCCTACCCTGAAAGATATTGAAGATTCTATCTTGGCTGCGCGTGAACGACTTGGTGAGGATGTTCGTTTGATTGTCCTTGATAACGCCGTTGATGTAACTCTTGATGGGATGGATGAGTGGGGCGGTTTGCGTTCACTCATGCGTGAATTGAAATGGTGGGCGAGGGAAACGGGTGCAGCCGTAGTTGTTTGCCATCATACAAGCGAAGGTGTCCAAGGTAATCCTTGTCCACCACGCCACGCACTACATGGCAAGGTGGCCCAGACCCCGAGCCTAATCCTTACAGTACATAATCAACCACAGACAATGGCTATCTGTGCGGTGAAGAACCGTTACGGCCCAGCGGATGCAAATGGTGGCACTCCAGTTTGGTTGTCGTATGACCCAGCAAGTATGTCTGTCTTAGACTTAGGACAACCTTAATGTGGGAAGCAGTAATTGTAGAAAACTCAGGTGAAGTAAGCAAGGAAATTCTCCCGCCCTTTGACCAAATGATTGAAGATATGAAGGAGCAGTTGGGATTCGTACCAGAAAACTATAACTACACTCTTGGTTGGAGGACCGTTGTTTGGCAGAATAAAGAAACTCTTGAATATAAACCGCTCACCGAGGATGAAGTACACGAACTCCTTGAAAGAGGCACTATCACTTACTCCAGAAGCGGTGGAGGAGATAATCAACAGCGCTCCGATAGCACCGGAAGTGAAGAAGATTCTGCTTAATGAACTTCCACACTTTATGGAAAACATTGATGAGGCTGCAGACAAAATCTACAACCCCTCCTCCGTCTGGCTTGAAGCCATACAATTTGCTGATTATGTTGAGCAAAATGTACTTCATCTCAAAGAAGGACACGGAGAAGATTGCCAAGAAGAAATCTTAGATGTACTACTTGAACTAACCTATAGTTTCAAATCACTTGCCGAACACGCAATGCGTGTACTTGATGAGTCGGAGCAGATAGTGGAGTTTAAACATGGCTCATAGTAATAAAGAAACACTGGCTGTTGGCTGGTGCGACAATGGAGATACCGATGGCAAGTTCACAGAAGGACTTGTTTATACACTACTTCATAGCGCTGTTAATGGTATTCCGTTTCATAATGGACTGCGAGTACAGGGAAATCAGATAGCCCGACAAAGACAGGCGTTGCTTGATACCTGGTACGACAGTATTAAAACAGACTGGTTGTTGTGGGTTGACTCTGACATTGTTCTTACCCTTGATGTGCTCAAGATGTTGTGGAATACGGCAGATAAAGTATCGCGCCCAGTAGTAAGTGGCGTTTACTTTATATCCAAGCAGATGGAATCTCCACTGATGCAGCCTATGCCGGTGCTGTTCAACGAAACAGATGATAAGACAAAGATAGATTACTTGCATCCACTGCCACACAATAAGGTTGTTCAGATTGATTGTGCTGGCTTTGGCTTGGTACTTATGCACCGCTCTGCTATTACACGCATGAAGGAAAAGTTTGGTGATGATTTCTTCTTTGCTGAAACAAATGACCACGGAGATAACTTTATCGGGGAAGATATTGCTTTCTTCCGTAAGATGAAGGAGGCCGGTGTTCCTTTATACGCACACACTGGTGCATTAGTTCAACACATGAAGAGATTTTCTCTTGATGCTAATTACTACAATCTATTCTGGATGGCAGCAGATGCTGTTGAACAAAAGAAGAAACAAAGGGAGAACAATGAGCAAAAGTGAAAGTGGATTCATAAGAATCAAACACCTTCGGGGAAGAACATATCTTGTATTTGATTGGGATTGGTCGTACTTTGGACTTGGTTTCCACATCAGTGATACAGGCACATCCGTATTAATCGGGTGGTTATATCTGAGCATAGAGTACTAATATGGTGAGCCAACAATCTAGCAATAAGCGCAGAGGCGCAGCGTGGGAGATTGACCTGACCGATTGGTTAATGAGTCAGGGTTTAAACGCACAACGCTTGCCCCGTGCTGGTCGTAATGACATTGGGGATATTGCTCTACCCACGCCCAATGATATGTATATTGTTGAAGCCAAAGCACCACGCAGGGATGGTCGCATTGACCTATCCGGCTGGCTGAGAGAGGCTGATGTAGAGGCAGAGAACTACCGAGTACAGAAGCGGTTAGCCATTACGCCTCACCCGTTACTGATAATCAAGGCATCCAATAAGAGTCCTGCTGATGCGTACCTAGTGCAAAGGTTGTCCAATGCGCTCGCCAAACTCTAAGCATGATATTGGCCCAGTACTAGAACATTATGGATTCACACTTCCACTTAATCGGCACGGCTGGATTACTGTGCGGTGCGCGTTCCACAATGATAAAGTTAAGTCTGCTCGTTTAAACCTAGACAATGGTGGTTTTAGATGCTTTGCCTGCGATATGTCTGGCGATGTGTACTCAATCATTATGAAGAAAGAAGGAGTTAACTATGGCGAGGCTCTCAAAATCGCAGAGAGAATTACTGGCAAGAGCAACGGAGAACTACGAAACACAACTACCGGAGATTCTTCCGTATCTAACGAGTCGCGGTATAACAGAGGAAACGGCTCGTATGTTCCGCCTCGGGCTCGTAAAGGAGCCTGAACCAGGGCATGAACCATACATCGGCAGGCTTGCCATACCTTACATCACTCCTGCTGGTATCATTGACATACGCTTTCGCAGTTTAAACACAGATGGAGGGCCGAAGTATATGTCCAGACCCGGGGCATCTACACACATCTACAACATCCAAGCCCTGCAAAGTGAGAGCGATGTGCTTGCTATCTGTGAAGGTGAGATAGACACAATCATCGCTACTCAATGTGGCTTTGCTGCTGTTGGTTTACCCGGAGCAAATAACTGGAAACAGTTTTACTCTCGGGTGCTTGCAGATTGGTCAAAGATTATGTTGTTCTGCGATGGCGATAATGCGGGCAGGGAAATGGCAAAGAATATCAGTCGTGAATTAGACAATGTGTTCCCCATCTTTATGCCTGATGGCTGCGATGTAAACGATGTCTATTTAAACGAAGGCGCAGATGGACTGCGGAAGAGAGCGAGCGTTTAAACATGAAAAGAATCGTTGTTTTGTCCGATTATCAGATTCCATACCAAGCGGGTACTGTCGTAAACACCATCCATAATTTCATTGAGGACTACGGACCGGATGAGATATGGATTGTTGGTGATTGGATTGACCAACCCGAACCATCACGCTGGTCGCGTGGTACAGCAGGTGAGTACGCACCTACGCTACAGAAGTCTGTCAATCAATCGGTTAATCTTCTTGCAGACTTGCGAGATATTATGAAAAAGAAACCAATTCATTTTAAATACTGGCAATCACGACATAAGGATTGAAAAGTACGTTTCGTCATACGCGCCTGCTTTACGCAGTTTAAACGCACTGACCCTACCGCAGATGCTGCAGTTGGATAAGTTAAATATCACCCTTCATCGCAAGCCAGCAGAACTTGCACCTAACTGGTTGCTTTGTCATGGTGATGAGGGCTCGCAGTCAAGACAAGCAGGTGGTACTGCCCTTGCTTTAGCCCGTAGGTTTGGTAAGTCTGTCGTCTGCGGACACACGCATCGCCTTGGTTTGCAAGCGTACACAACATCATACAACGGACAAGTTAATCAACAACTGTATGGTTTTGAAACAGGTAACGTCATGCGTTTAAACAAAGCACATTACCTACCTGGTGGCAGTGGCAACTGGCAACAAGGATTTGGTTTGCTCTATGTACAAGACAGATTGGTTACGCCATCTCCCGTGTACATTGAGCGTGGCAAGTTTATCGTTGAGGGTGTGATGTATGGCTGAGCCGATACGCCAAGTGGGTGGTGATGGTGTTCGTGAGAACCTCATTGCCCAAGCCCTTGCTGAACTGTACAAGGGATGGAAGTTTTATTCCACGCCACGATTCTACTTTACTGACTACCATGTAACAAGAGTATCCGAAGGTAGGCGTGAGAATTACCTCGGTGATTTAGAAGTTAAGTGGTTAAACATACCCAGTACAACAACTGCTATCTTCCCTTTTAACAAGTTGCAACAGATGTTGATTGCTCCACCCTATGTGGACAACTATGAAACTTACCATCGTATCTGCTTTAGATTCACTGATGGTTTGCTACTCATACCAGCGCAACAACTAGCGCATCTGATGCCAGAGTTTTACATCCGCAAAGATACACAAGAAAGAGATTTGGTAGTATATGTTAATGCTAAGGACCCAGCGTTTAAACAATACTGGCATGACACGGTGGTGTCTGAGTGAGCGATAAGATTTGGGAAGAAGTAGCAAAGTCTGCTCGTAAGTCTGCCTTACGCGCTCGCCGTATTCATCGTAACTTAGTAAGCCCTGATGATGTGTACCAGCATCTACATTTGTGGGCGATAGAACATTGGAACAAACTAGAAGAGTGGGAAGCACAGGATAGTTTGTCGTTTAAACTACGCCGCACATTTAATAACGAGGCACAGAAGTATGCCGCTAAGGAAAGGTCGCAACAATCTAAAGCGCCTATGAGTGATTCGTTTTACTACACTCCAGAGATTTTGCATGAACTCCTGCGCGATGTATGGAACTATGAAGGATGGCTTGATAGTCCAGACATGAGCAGTGAGTATGTAGCCAAGAGTAGCAAGCCGAGCGAGGGGAACAATCGGCTTGCTATGTTTTCTGATGTAGCGCATGGCATATCCCGTTTAAACGAAGCAGATAGGATGCTGCTGAAACTTCGTTATGCCGATGGCCTTACTGATTTCTCAGTGATGGCATCCATGTACGACATAACAGAAGAAGCCATGCGCAAGCGCGTGCAACGCGCCATCACCAAACTACAAGAGCGCCTTGGTGGTGAGCCACCCATCTGGTATGGGCGTAGGCAACGCAAGTCAAATGCTCAAGCCATTGCCGAGTTGAAGGAGAACGAGTGAAGCCACAACCGATAGATAAGACACTGACTGATGAAGCCTATGCGATTGTGTCTGGCGCTCGCCAAGATAATTATGACCACCCACTGTACAACTTTAAACGCATTGCCCAGATATGGTCTGTGATTCTTGATAAAGAAGTAACTGAAGAAGAAGTTGGATTATGTATGGTCGGTCTAAAGTTAGCGCGTGAAGTGTTTAAACATAACAGAGATAACTTTGTAGATTTAATTGGTTACGCATTGACAACTGATGCTGTTGTTCGTAGTAAAAGCGAAACGCCCTAGAGGACTGGAACTCTAAGGCGTTTCACATCTGCGGTCTATCTGTCGTACTGACCTAACCCAACTGTATCATGCGCCCACAGTCGTGGGTCAGCCACGCCGATACCCAATTCTTTTCTCATGTGTCTGCGTGTTGCTGGCCCAGTGCCACCCCAGATTCCAAACTTTTCGTGGGATAAACCCCACTCCAAGCAAGCCTCCTGAGCAGGGCAAGCAGAACAGAACTTGTAGAAATATCTTTCCTCGGTAGGTGGTAGCACCAGCACCTCGGGATAAAATATATCCGTATCAATACCTTTGCATAGCGCTCCGTCAAACTTGGTTACATCGTATTCAAGCCAGTAGAACATACGCTTGGCAAATTCCTTTACTGCTTTGACCTTAAAATGTTTTGGTTGGTGAGGCATATCCGTGTCCAATCATGTATTCCAGAACTGTATCTAACATTGCATCAACAGTTATCTTCCTTAGCACAACAGGTTCTTCTTCTGCCGAGTAAGTGCAACCGCTGTTAATGAGATGCAACTTAATTTCTCTGCGCATCTTTAAATAGTGTGGCTCCATTAGTAATATCCTTTCGCTAAACTGTGGGCCAGTGCCTTGCAATAGTTGCCACCGAAATGGCGTTTAATATATTTAAATCCTGCATCAACCTGGCGGTATCCGTTGCTTGTGCGTTTAAACCCAATCAACTTCTCCGTTGATGTTAGTAACTGCGGTATTCCGTATGCACTTGAGTGCTTGTTCTTTGAGTGCGGATTCCACCGGCTCTCTCTGTGCCACAATTCGTACAGGCAGGGCCACTGCTCCACTTTGTTTTGTGCAATGAGTTTGTCAATGGCGTACTTCTGGTACTTGTTTTCGTAGTACGCCACAACCGAGCCATACTCACAGCATGGAATTGTTATTGATTGTTACAACTGTATCTTGAGGGGAAACCAAGTAGCCGAGGAAACCAGCACCCGCAACGGCGCTACCAACCAGTAACCTTTTGCCACGCTGAGTAAGTTTAAACACTTTAAACTCCTAACTCCAGTTGTTCTGGGCAGGTTTCTTTGATGAACCCCGCAAGCCACTCTGGAATATCCGTATCGTACCCTTCATCATCTGCTTTGCCAACGATGATTGCGTTGCCACATAGATGTGGTGTGTTGCCAAGCATGAACGATAGCGCCCCTGCGTAGGGATTCATGGGCATGCTGAGCATGATGCCTTCTTCATTGACGTACATGCAGGCAACTTCCTCCCCGCTGTAATTGTAAAGGCGCACTGCCTCAATCAAACCCTTTACCCCCTCTTGATAATCTTTGAGGGCTGTAAAAGTTTTGTGTTCCATAGTTCCGTTGCTGTTGATTACGATTCCTTTTGTTGTTCTCATGTTTAAACAAGTCCTCTCATCATGTCGTTTAGTTCTGCGTAGGAAACTTTGCTGCTAATCCACTTGCAATTGTCTGGTGTTTTTTTATCTTGTAAGCCAGCAATCTTTACCCAATCGCGGTAAGGCATAGCACCTTTGTAATGTTTCATGAAAATTGTTGCCGATAGATACAATGCGTAATCGTTGTTGATGTATAGCGCACAGTTCCATGTGTCGTAGTTCTTCCATCCTTGATAGCCAGTTTCGTTACTCATTTGTATTCTCCTTGATGTCAATGAGGTCAATGTAGTAATGCTCTTGTAAGTGATTCCGTAGCAGGTGGATTGCCTCTGCCATGCTGTTGCCAAACTTTGAATTTGCTTTTTGTTTTACTGTTACTTCAATGCGCCATATCTTTAGTGATTGTTCATCAGTTGCAATAGGCGCGTTGCCGTATGTTGTTTGCATTTATCCTCCTTTGTTAGTGGAATACCAGTATGAGGGATGGCGATGTGAAAGTCAAGGATTATTTTCAAGTGTTTTTCTGGGGTAATTTCACCGCGAAACAGCGGTGAAATTATCCTACCACTGTTGTCAAGTATTGTTTAAACAGTGATGACAAAATTACTCTTTCTCCCTGCACTTATGTTTAAACACTGTCCGTTAAAATTTTTTTAAGACTCAAATAAAAAAACCCCCGCCGAAGCGGGGGCTTTGTGCGTTTGTACTAGATTGCTGTGCGTTGCGTGATGCCTGCAATCTTTTCATCAAGGCATACATCTTCATACTTTGCTTTGGGCAGGTACGAGTAGCGCTGTTTAAACTTTTGATACTCCGCTACCTTGCCGTCAACTACCTTGAAGTATGTGCCTTCCTCGGCAGCATGTGTCCACTCTAAGTCGCTGTCAATCTGCCATGCACCAGCGAGTAAAGTTTCCAGCGTTGACCCGTAGAGGAACGAACCCGAACGAGTTTGTCCAATCCATAGGGGCGAGTGAGATACCCGCGCTAGGTGCAGCGTGCGGTGGTTTGTGCTGTCAATCCATGCGAGGGCAGCGGTGCCAGCGAGCGAACCCAGAACCTCGCTTGGATGATGGTCGCGTGCGGTGAACGCAATCAACGCAGCAGCAGCCTCGGAATCAACTTGCGCTCGCCGTGTAACCGAGAGGCGTTTAAACACATCGTTGTCGTTGTTGATGTGTCCGTTGTGAGTGAGAACGATATTGCCACGCGGAATCGGGTGGTTGTTATCGCGGTTTGATGGCGTGCCTTGAGTGGCCCATCGTGTGTGCAAGATGGCAGTTTGCGCATCTTGGCATAGGTGTCCGGCCACTGTCTTGATGTACTTGTGAGCGGGCATAGCGTGCTTGAGAATCGTGCGCCGTTTGCTTTGCGTGTTAATCCACGCCGAGCCAGTCGCATCCTTCCCGCGGTGTTCAATCTTGAGGAGCATGTCGCCAGCCAACTTTCCTTGGTTAGTTGTATAGCAATCCTCCGGTGTTAGGCAGAAGCCTGCAATTCCACACATAATCCAGTCCTTTCCTTGCTGTTAGTTGATGTCCGATTTTACCACGCGCTGTTCGCGCTTGGCAATGATGATGTTTAAACGAGGGTTGCTCGCTTGTAGTTCCAGCGCATCTTGTTCGGAATATAACCCGCGAAACTTTCGCCCCGCGGGGTCTATTCCTTCCACCACATAGAGGCTCACTGATTGCCCCTGATTTTTAGATAGCAGAGATACATCCCGGTAATGATGATGGCGATACTGAGTGAACGGCCATCGCTCCACCATGTTAGGTCCATGTTTAAACGGCCTGTCGGATGTCGCTGATGACTACCCGGAATTTTAGTTCCCCGCTGTTTAAATCTTCCAGCGTTGCGTTGATTTCCTTCATGCTTGATGCGTAGAAATTTACTCCAACGCAGCGCGAACCTTGAAAGATTGCGTATTCTATTTTCATTTCCAGTCCTTCTTTCTGTTTAAACGGGGAGGAGATTTTCCTCCGCCGTTAGTGCCTGCCGGGAGAATTGCACCCCCGCGAGCCCACTAGGGGCAGGCTGTTTACTGGCTGTTAGTTGCCTCCTAACTGGATGGCGCGTTGCTTGAGGTAATCGCGGGTTACAGGTGCAAGGCCTCCGTTGATTGAGAGGAGGTCAAGCAGATTGTTTAAACGCTCCAAGGCGGTGCCGGGCTTATCATCAGCGAAGATTGAGGTAACGCCGAGGTCTGCCGAGTAGCGGGCGAGGGCATCGCAGAATTCTGCCCAAGCGGTGATTTTCGCGCCGTTGAGGGTGCCATGGTGCAGGCGTACCTCAATGGTGCGGTGGCGAGCATAGGAATCCAGATTGAGGGAGTTATAGCGGGTGCCGTTGAGATTGCGAATCTCTCCTCGCTCGCGGATGTAATCGCCCCAAACCTCAACCTCATTGCGGGTGAAATTGGAGGAGCAGAACCGATTGTTTAAACGGGATGGGGCAACGAGTTTGCCGATTGCTTCAATGTGCGAGTACCAGTTGATAACCAGTTGCGCGATGCCGTTGATGCCGTAGGTATCGGCTCCAAGGTGGACGTGGTACCCGGTCTGCTTATTCACAGTAGCACCGGCACCGGATAATGCGCGGGCGATAGTGCGGGCCTCGTTTAAACGGGTTTCATCCAGTACGGGCGAAACTATCTCGGCGGTAACGCCGGAGGTGCCGTCCGCCTTGCTCTCCCAATTAAGGCCTGCCTGAATTACGGCTCGGCGGGCGCTTGGGATGGAGAGGCTGGAAACCTCAAGTTCTATTCCAAAAGTGGTAGCCATGTTTAAACATCCTCTCGTAGTTGATTGATTGCAAGCGGGGCAGATTGGGGAGCCGAGATTGTCCAAGGTGCTACGGCTTACTCGGGCGATGTAGCCATCAGCGGGGCAGGCCACCTTGATAAGGCGGGTAGTCTGCTTGGCCTTGGCGGGGATGTTGAGGGAGGCGTGGGGGTAGGAGCCGAGAAAATCCACTACCTCCTCCCAAGCAGCGCCGAGGCGCTCTTGGCCGTCTTGCTGCATGGTGATGCCTAACCCGGCAGCGATGCGGGGAGCCTTGGTGCCTTTCCAGTCTTGGGCTT